GTCGCAATAACATCTTTATGGAACCAACGATTGTATCGACTCCATGGATTATGATCTTTACTTGCACGATTTATTACAAGATAATCTGTTATGCTGGCAAATCCAGTAGCATCACTGAAGGGGTCAACGTCAAATGCAGCTGAATCAAATGCTATCGATTCAGCAACTGTGTAAGGATTAATTATTTCTAAAACTTTAGAGTCAATTAAGGTGATTGCGGTTCCCACGCCTTCAACGTAGTATTGGCCAGTAGCATATGTAGAGGGTATTACTGTTCCGCCAAACGAAATTTTCATTCCGTTACTAAGTGCAGTACCGTCTGCTAGAACATAATTTTTTTTACCTAAAATGTCTTTTTCAACATCAATAGTTGATGCATCGGTTACATTAAATATTTCTAATGAACCACCTAAGTTAATATCAGTTTCACTCTGATAATACAAAATACTCGGTGCATCTAATGGGACTGTAAATGTTATAGTGCCTTGTTCTACAGCAAAATTGCTGACTCCATGTTTATATCTAGTGCTTGCTCCTACCACTCGCTGAGACATAAAACTAAAAGGATTTCCTGGACTGTTGATTTCAAACGTATACGTTTGACCTCTATATAATTTCAATATAGGATTAAGATCTAATCCGTTTGGTGTAAACAGATATTCATTGGTGTTACCTTCTGATTGTATCTTTACAGTATATGTGCTAGTAATAGATACCGCCTGTCCGTAGATTGTAATAGTATCGGGACCATATGGCAACCAATAATAATTTTGAAAGTTAACAAACTTATCCCAATCAATATGCGGATCCCATGAATAAAACTCTTGTTGATTTAATCGTGCATGATTATTTGTAATTCCACCAAAGACCCCAATTTGATTGATATAATCGATATAGTCTTTAAAAAATGTAACATTACCTATACTGTCTTTAATAACTAGTCCGGGTTCTAATTGATAGTTTTGTCTTGTTGTATCTGCTGCGGTAACATAAACATCAGCACCTGTTGCCGCTTTTGCATTTTCACGACCAATAAATCCGCTGACCTTTGAAACTGTGCCGGGCTGATACAGCTGATCAATCGTTGCCTGCAAGAATTTTTTATTAGCAGGTGTTTGATAAAAATCAGGAAGAAAATTTACGCCTAGCCCTGGCTTGCCGGTCGGATTGTTTGCCATTAGTTAGATGCCCCAAAATTTGCGCTGGTTATGTTTTGACTAGATACTACTGTTGTTAGTGCTTCACCGGTAACTGTTTTAAGATTAGCACTAGTAAGTCCTGATACTATTACAATATTTTTAGCTGTGGCACAACTTAAAAATATTTGATTACTAGAACATTGTACTTCAAATAAACTACCAAAGTATTGTCCAGATTGAGTAGGCACAATAACAAAGTTTGTAATATCTGGTGCTAGTTGATTCATGACATATGTTGACAATTCTGTAAAATAAAACGTGTCGCCAAAGTCCCAATTCTGTAAAGCAAAAAACTGATTAATTGCTGTTAATATTCTTGCAGTGACATCAGCAGTTGATACAGCAATAGTTGGATTGATAATGACATTAAAAGTTGCTTGTAAAGTAGGATCAGCCTGTTCTCCAAACAAAAGTTTATAACTTACAGGATGATAAACTATTTCATCGCTAATAGCTTTAATTAAATTTAAATTAGAACTTAGCATACTGTTAAGCTCTGCTGAACTTGGAGGTAAAGGCTCGCTAATGTTTGCGCCAGACAACCATTGTCTAAATTGAGAATCATAGCTGTCAGTTAATACATAGATATCAATAATATTGCTTGGACCTGGATCAATTCTTGAATCATAATCTGCACTATGAGTGTATTGAAATTTAATTTTATCTCTACCAGTGTATACTCTGTAATCTAAAGTAGGAGAAAATATACCAGTTGTGCGATTTAATTTTTTTACAACACCAGTGTCAATGAAATAAAAATATTGACCATCTGGATATAAAGTAGATGTAATACCTGTTTGTGTTGGTTTAATGATTACAGGGCCAGTATCTGGATCATTTAAAACATATCGATAATCTTCTTGACCTTCTGTTATAATATATTTTTCTTCTATAATATATTTGTATTTGTCTTGGTCAAAGTTTCCAGTATTTGGATTAACCATGTCAAGGAATAGTTGAGGATTATCTACTACTCCATTGCCGCTAGAATCAGCAAACGTTACAACAATCTTTTTAGGATCTATATAGCCGTCTTGCCCAATGTATTCACTAACAACTTGCCAATCAGAGTCAACTGTAAACGCAGATGTGCTGTCTGGCTGTGTGTTAATGCTTAATAATTTAATTTGATCTTTAACTATATTGCTAGATGCGATGTCATAAATTTTCTGATTACTGTCAAAATAGAAAGTTACAGCCGCATCGCTTTCAAATACATAGCGTATTTGTCTAGTGGTGATAGTGTAGTATTCATTATTAGTAGTAAACAACAACATCCAACTACTGTCTATTTGAGTACTCGAAGTGTCACCTTGATTGACTAAACTAAAAGTACCTGCAACATTAAGATCTTGTTCATAGATAATTTGCCATGCTTGATTTACTGCATCATAGCGTAGACCAAATGGTTGATTAGCAAATATTAAGTCTATCATTGTTGATTGAACACTTGGTGTAATTGTTAAAACAAACTTAGGAAGGATTTGTGTTATTACGGCATTAGTAGGTATTTGCTGATTTAATCGAATAGGTCCAAATCCTGTGGCCAATCTACCAGTACCACTAGCAGTGCCGTCTCCTGACACTGACACGACTTCAGCCCAAACATACGTTGTTCCGCCTGCTGGAATATTTCCAGTATATGCTACTAGTTCGTTGTTCTTTTTAGTATTAAAATAATAGCCAGCTGGTGCAACAAATTTTAGTAACGCACCTGCACCAACATATTTTAAATTTGTTGCAGTAAGATTTTGTCCAACAGTATAAGGTGTGGCATTTGCAATTGATCCAATATATCCACTGGACATATTGCTATCAGAAGTTATACTATACCATGCAGCACTGTTGCCAACTGTTAGTACGTCAATGAAATTAGCATAATAAAAATTTCTTAAATTCTGATCTCGTAGAATATCAGTCACAGTGTTAGCAATAATCCCTGCTATTTCAGTCTGTGTAGTATAAGTGAATGTGGTAGAATATGTAAATGGTTGTTGATAAAGTACACCGTCATCGGCAAACAAATTAGTGCTACTGTACTTGCCTGTTGGATCAGTCAGATCAAAATAACGGCTAATACCGCTGCTAGTTCTGTTTACTGCCTTAACCTTGGCCACCTGAAGATTAGCACTTAGCGGACTAATATTATAATCTTCACCTGTGATCATTCTATTTTGTGTATAGTATGTCTGAGGTGCGTTAGTTTTAATACTAGCATTTGTTTCTGACGCGGTTGCATTAGTCACTGATGTTGCCAGACTTAATGTAATAGATAATGTTTCACTTGTGTTCTGTGCTGAAATGTAAGGTATAGTAATTCCAACGTTTACAATATCTGATGGATTAATTGTGTATGATAGATTATTACTTACTCTGTAATATACTCTAAAAGAGCCTAGTGGCAAATTACCAAATACTCCGTCGCTAAATGCCAATGCGATTGCATCGTTTGCTTTGGTTAATACACTATAGATATTTTTAACCTTGTTGCTACTTAAACTGTTATAAATTACATTGTTACCAGTAACAGCAGGAATTTTTGTCCAGGTGGTCGATTCTGCACCTTTCTGATCAATGCCGTATAACCATACGTCGGTATTGTTAATATTTTGAGTAGCAATGTCAATCGTTTGATTACTGCTAGGTTGCGTCACTGTAAATGTTGCAGTGTTCAACGATCCTTGAGTGAAATTAAAAAAGAATCCAGTTCCTGGACTACCAGCACCGTGACCATCATCACTATAAATGCAGGCGATCTGATTACCTGCTTTAGGTGCTTCTTCATAAACAAAAGTTTCACCCTTGAATGTTGCACTGGTAATTTCAAAATTCATTGCACGACCTGCAACTGTTTGAGAAAACGTGTAGATAGGTACATCTGTATTAGATGAGTTAAATCTATACTGTGCTGTAGGAATGCCGTAAATTACAGAATGATCGGCTGGAGTTCCAAACTGTTGAGTTGCAGGCATTGCCGCATTAAAGACTTTAATAAATTGATCATACCAGTTAGGATTGCTAGGATCATTCCAGTTAATATACTGTCCTGCAATGTTTCTTCCATTACTATCAATTACGTTTTCGCTAGTACGAATAGTTTGAATTTTTAATAGACCGCTGGCTGCAATATTTCTGCTGGCATTATAGCTGACTAACTGTGCTAAACGTAGGACGCTATCACGGCGTTCTGCTAGTTCTAAAAAGTTCTCACGAGCATTTAGGTCAACACGGAAAGCAATGCTTTGACCTACATAGGCTATAAGATCTATAAGAGCTAGGTACTCACTACTTTCAATATAATCGTTAAAATCTTCTGGAAAATTTGTACGAATATAGTCAATCATTGTTCGACGCAGATTATCAAAGTCATAGCTTTGAAAGTCAGCATTTTTAAAACTTTGATAAATTTTGGTCCAATCTTCTGATACTAGGAGATTGTTTTGTCTAGCAGTTGAACTCATGGTTGTTCCTAATAATTGTATTTATTGAATAAAATTATGTGAGCAGTTAATTAACTATACCGTTAGTTTGATCGAACTGGACTTGTAAATTTTCCGACAAATTGTATGGAACATAGGTTAATGTAGCCTGTATCTGTATACCAGTGTCGTACGGAGTTACAGTAATATTACTTGCTTGTACACGTGGATCGTAATTTAATAAAAAATTTACATTTTGCAAAATTACATCCTGCACTTGGGGTGTTAATGGCTCAAACAGTAGATCCCAGATAACACATCCAAATGTAGGATTCATCAGGCGTTCACCTTGTCGGACATAGAAGCTGTTTAGGATATCTTGCTTAATTAGTTCAAAATCATAAAGAGCAAAATTCTGACTATTAGTGTTTACTGTACTAAATCCCCTATACATCTGTGATGTAGAAACAGTAGTATTAGGTTTTCCGTTAATAGTTATTTTATTTTGTAGGCTCATGATGGAGCTCCTTGATTTTTAGGCTGACTGTCAGCTGGCGGTACTTTAAGGAATGTGTCTGTAATAGTAGTATAAGATTTATAAAATTTTGGTACAGTTGCACTACCATTGGTGAATTTAATTGCTGATGATTCTCTGTCAGTTTTTGCTGCTGTCAGGGCCAACGGATCTAAATTCTCATGCTGTGTCCACGGTTCTACATTCGGTATACGTTTCATTATACTAGTAATACTGCTGCCGGAGGAATTGTAAATATTACTAAATGTTGATAAAGAGGATGCTGTTTTAGCACTAGTTGCTGGACTATTATCTATTGCTCCGGTTCTAGGAGGAGCAGAACTTTGAGAATAATCTGTGCCGCTACCTCTCCAAGTATGTGTGTCACCTAGTATAGTATCATAATAGGCCGTGCCAACTTTTCTAGTGAACGTAGTACCAGTAGTTAAGAATGTATCAGTACCTGAATTAATTTCTAGTTGTTTTCCAGTTGTAATAAATCCGTTAGTCCCTACTATTAGTTGCAGTTGATCTTTACTTTCAATTCTAACTTCGCCGCTTAGAGTTCCGGCAGTTGTACCGGCAGCCTTGATGTTTACATTGCGGCCTGCTTCCATGTTTATATCGCGATCTGCATAAAAGTTCATATCAGCTTTGGTATGTACACTAACGCTGTCGGCAGCATAGATATCAATTTTTCCATTACTGGTTAATTCAATCCATGTAGTTCCTTT